TTATTCCATAATAATGTACGTGTACTTGAAACAGTTAGTACGGGAGCTACAGTAGTAGGTGATTTATATGTTGGAGGGGATTTATTTGTCCTTGATGATGTAACATATAATGAAATGAACTCCGTTAACCTCAATGTAAGTGGAGTATCAACATTTGCTGGTGATGTAAGCGTTGGTGTTTCAACTTTATTTGTTGATGTTAGTAGAGGTCAAATAGGTCTTGGTACTGATGTTCTTACTGGATCTCATCTTCTAGATGTTGATGGTGATGCAAGAGTTAGTGGTGTTGTTACATGTACAGGAGATTTAAATGTTGGTGTTAGCACTGCTGCTGGACTTATATTAAAATCACCAGATGGAACACGATATAGAATATTAGTTCTTAATGGTGGTGCTTTAAGTACTGTCGCAGTTTAAACCACTAAATAACTAAAAAATTATAAAAATGTCTGCAATTATAACTGATCAGATCAGAATATTAAACGCAAAGAACTTTATTTCGGGAATTACAACTTCCGATAATTCTTACTATGCGTTTGTGGGACTTCCTAATCCTACAAGTATTCAGTCTGATTGGGATAATGATCCCCCTGCACCCATTGATAATTTTAATGATGTAAATGATTATTGGGATACTGTTTTAGCACTTAAGAAGATATCTTCTAGTGATGTAATGCAGGTGGTAAAAAAGAATAGTTGGTCATCTGGTACTACTTACGATTATTATCGTCCAGATTATGATATTACCAATACACCTCCAAATTCACCTGGTACAAGTTTATATCGTGCAATTTATTATGTTGTAAATACTGATTTTAGAGTATATGTGTGTTTACAAAACGGTACTACTCCAGAAACTCCAGATGGTAAACCTTCATTAGATGAACCAACATTTACAGATTTAGAACCAAGATCAGCTGGAACAAGTGGTGATGGTTATATATGGAAATATCTTTATACAATTAAACCTTCAGAATTAACAAAATTTGATTCTACAGAATTTATACCTGTTCCTTTAGATTGGGATAGTAATGCAGATCATGAAGCAGTTAGAGATAATGCAGTTGATGGTGGTATTAAAGTTGTTGTTGTAAAAAATCGTGGAGTTGGTGTAGGAACTGCGAATAGAACATATACAAGAGTTCCAATTAAAGGTGATGGTGATAATGCAGAATGCACAGTTGTTGTTAATAATGATTCTAAAGTTGAATCAATAACAATTTCAAATCAAGGGTCTGGATATACTTACGGTAATGTTGATTTAGTTGCGGGTGGGGTTCCTATTCCAACTACACTTCCTACCTTAGATGTTATCATTCCACCTCAAGGAGGTCATGGAAAGGATATCTACCGTGAATTGGGTGCAACTAATGTTTTACTTTATGCAAGAGTTGAAAATGACGCAGAAAATCCCGACTTTGTTACTGGAAATCAATTTGCTAGAATAGGTATTATTGAAAATCCAATTCAATTTGGAAGCACCTCCAAGTTGGATATTGATAAAGCTAGTAATGCTTATGCTTTACGTTTGACAGGTGCTGGTTGGAGTGGAGCATCATTTACAGGAGACTCTCTTTTTACCCAAACAACGGGTACTGGAGTTACTGCTGTAGGAAAAGTTATTAATTATGATGAAACTACTGGAGTTTTAAAGTATTGGCAAGATAGAACTCTCGCAGGATTTAATACTGCTGGAGTTGCTCAAACTACCACTACATATGGATACAATTTGACTAGATTTACTAAGGAGATTACCACTGGTGGTAGTCTTACTATTGTTGGTGGAAGTACTAACTTATCAATAAGTACTGATTTTAGCGGTCTTTCAACCTCAATAAATAATAGAACATATTACCTTGGTCAATCCTTTACTGATGGTTTATCAAATCCAGAAGTTAAAAAATACTCTGGAAACTTGATTTATATTGATAATAGACCAGCTATTACAAGATCTTCTAATCAAAAAGAGGACATCAAAGTTATATTGCAGTTTTAATAAACAATGGCTCAAACAACCAATCTCAACGTATCACCATACTTTGATGATTATTCTGAATATCAGAATTATCATAAGGTTCTTTTTAAGCCAGGTTATCCTGTTCAAGCAAGAGAACTAACTGGTTTACAATCTATATTACAAAATCAAATTGAAAAATTTGGTCAACACTTCTTTAAAGAAGGTTCGAGGGTAATTCCAGGTAATACTTTATATACTAAAAATTATTTTGCTGTAGAAATAAATGAATCGCATTTAGGGATTCCTGTAGATTCATATCTTGATCAGTTAGTTGGTAAAAAAATTATAGGTCAATCATCTGGTGTTGCTGCAATAATTGATAAAATTTTAAAAGCAGAAGACTCTGAAAGAGATAATTTAACAGTATATGTACAATATATTTCTTCAGGTGTACAAAATAATAATTTAGAAGCATTTGTTGATGGAGAATTATTGTCATCTAGTGCTGATATAACTTCTGGTCCAGATAGTGATACATTTATTCCTGCTGGAGAATCTTTTGCATCTTGTATTTCTTTAGATGCTACTTCTACAGGAGCCTCATTCTCTATTGCCGATGGTGTATATTTTGTTAGAGGACAGTTTGTTAATGTAGAGAAAGAAACTATTATATTATCTCAGTATGATAATCTTCCATCATGTAGGGTTGGATTACGAGTTATAGAAGAAATTATCAATTCTGATGAAGATGAAACTCTAACTGATAATTCAAAAGGATTTAATAATTTTGCTGCACCAGGTGCAGATCGCCTTAAAATTTCATGTTCTTTATTACAAAAACCTCTTGACGACTTAAATGATAATAATTTTGTTGAATTAGGTACTATTAATAGTGGAGTATTAAAAACTGCTACTGCTGCAACTACAGATTATAATATATTTGGTGATGAACTTGCTAGAAGAACATTTGCTGAATCGGGTGACTATACTGTTAAACCTTTTAATATAGCATTAAAAAATTCTTTAAATAACGGTTTAGGTAATAACGGTCTTTATAATGTAGGTGAACTTACTGAAACAGGATCTCCAGCTAAAGATTCTCTTGGAATATATCAAGTTTCTGCTGGTAAAGCATTTGTAAAGGGGTATGAAATTACTAAAATTTCAACTGAACAATTAGAATGCCCCAAACCAAGAAATGCAAAGTTTTTAAAAAGTCAAGGAATAAATTATAATACAGGTGCAACATTAGAAGTTGATAGAGTTACTGGATCTCCAAAAATCGGAATCGGTAATACTTATATTGTAAGTTTAAGAGATCAGAGACAGGGTACGGCAAGTGCAGCAAATGTGATGTCTGCACCAGGTACTGAAATTGGTGTTGCAAGAGTTTATGATTTTGCATTAGAATCTGGAACATATTCTTCATCAAATGCTAATACTAATCAATGGGATGTTGCTCTTTATGACATTCAACCATTTACTACTGTTCATTTAAATGAAGATGCTACACTCACAGTTCCAACTTTTGTAAAGGGAAGATATAGTGGTGCAACTGGATATGTAAGAAGTGCTACTAGTTCCAGTAAGATTATGACTCTTTATAATACTCAAGGAACTTTCTTAGTTAATGAACCATTTACATTTAATGGTATTGAAGATGGTCGTGTTGGTACTGCTGTAACTCATTATGGAGTAAAAAATGTTAAGTCCATTTATGGTGGCCCTGATCTAGGAGATGTTGGATTTGCAAAAACATTTGCTGCAGATGTTATTCAAAAGGATGGTGAGTTTATTGGTGATGCTACAATTACATCTGTTAATGGTAGTACTGGAATAAGTACTATTACAAGTCCAAATCCATTATTCCCATCAAATGTGAAAGTAAATGATATACTTGCTTTTGGTGGAGAGTCATCTACAACAATTTCTTATGCAAGAGTTACCACTGTTGGTACTTCTGATATTAATGTAACTGGAATTACAACTGTTTCAGGAGTCGCTGTTGGGCAATTACCCACAGCAATAGGAACTAAGAATCCTAAAAGTCTTTCTGATTTGAAAATACTTAAGTCAGAATATACGACTTCTACTGACAATACGTTATATACAACAGCACCTAAGAAATTTATTGCTGATTTTGATTTAACTTCAGCAACAATAACAATTAGAAAATCTTTTGATGTTACTATAGCCCATGCAACAAATTCTCTTACCTCAGTGGTAACTGCTGGTGCTAATGAAACATTTTTACCTTTTGATGAAGAAAGATATTCCTTAATTAGGGCTGATGGTACTACTGAACTTCTAACGTCTGATAGATTTGATATTAGATCAAGTGCTTCTGGAACAAGTATTTTAGAAATATTTAATGTTGGAGTAGATTTAGGTAGCAATGAAGATGCTACTTTAATTGCAACTTTAACTAAATCAAACCCAAAAGCAAAAGTAAAGAGGCAAAATAGGGTAAATGCACAAGCAATTACTTATTCAACCAAATCTGCTTCTGGAGCAACAGCAATAACTTTAAATGATGGTTTAACATATGGTAATTATCCATATGGAACAAGAGTTCAAGATGAAACTATTGCACTAAATGTTCCTGATATTATTAAGATTCATGCAATATATGAATCTACAGATTCTAGTGATGCTTCTGCTCCTCAGATGAAATTAACATCTCTAACTGGAGGTACAGGAAAAACTGGTGATTTAGTTATTGGTGAGATATTTAAAGGTAAAACTTCAGGTGCTCTTGGAATATATGCTGAAAAAATAGATGATGATGATATTACATACATTTCTTTAAATAATATTCCATTTACAGAACAAGAAACAGTTGCATTTGGTGAATCACAACTCACTGCTATAATTAGTTCTTTAAGTGGTTCTAGTAGAAATATATCTGCAAATTACACATTCAATAATGGTCAGAAAGGTTCTTTCTATGATTATGGATTTATTACCAGAAAGAAAAATGCCAAAGCACCTACAAGACGTATAAAAATATACTTCAAGAGTGCTTTTCATGATAGTGAAGATACTGGAGATATTACTACAAAAAATTCTTATGATTCTTTTGATTATGGATCAGATATTCAACAAACTAATGGTATTAGAAATACTGATATGGTCGATATTAGACCAAGAGTTTCTCAATACACAGTCGCTGAAAATGTAAGATCTCCTTTAGAATTTTTTGGAAGAACATTTAATCAAGATGGAAACTCCTCTACTAATATATTAGCCTCTGACGAATCATTCAATGCTGATATTCAGTTTTTTGTTGGAAGAATTGATAGAATATATTTAACTAAAGTTGGTCTACTTAAAGTTCAGTATGGATTACCATCAGAGACTCCTCAAAAACCAATTCCGATTGATGAAGCATTAGAGATTGCATCTGTTAAACTACCACCATTTCTTTTCAATACTTCAGACGCATCATTATCATTCTTAAATCATAAAAGATATAGAATGTCTGATATTAAGACTCTTGAGGATAGAATTAAGAATCTTGAATATTATACTTCATTATCACTATTAGAAACAGCAACATCGAGTTTATTTGTACCTGATGCTGATGGTTTAAATAGATTCAAATCTGGATTCTTTGTTGATAATTTTACATCATTACAACCACAAGAAAATAGAGTAGAAGTAAAAAATAGTGTTGATGTTCCTAATAAAGAATTAAGATCAAAACATTATACCAATTCTATTGACTTAATGTTTGGCCCTGTTGATGGTAATGCTGGTGAAGATGTAGTAGAAGGTAGAGACATAAAGAAAAATAGTGATATTGTCACTCTTAATTATAGAGAAGTTGAATACATCAGTCAAACCTTTGGAACTAGAACTGAGAGTGTAACTCCTTTCTTAGT